GCTAACGGTAAGCGTGTCGCCCGACCGAGATGTGCAAATTAGGATTTCTGATTCAATCGTAATATGGAATGGACCGGATGCAGGAAACAGCGCGCCCGCTCCCGATTGAACAACTGCGGTTGTTACCGAGGTGTTCATCGTCGTAGCAAGGGTACTTACTGCATTGTTAGCGACGGTCTGAAATGTCGTTGCCAAAGCGATCTCCTATTAGTCTGCTTTGAATTGGCACTTCATAGTTAGGGTCAAAGTGTCCCCGTTAACCATATTAGCTTCTGGAGATACGGCTCCAACAATCAACATATCGTTACCAGATGCGGCGTTGAAAATAGCTGCCTCTGTGATGTCTTTTGATCCCGTAGCTGTAAAGACATGCACCCAGCTTGCAGTATCGTTTGCAAGTGTTGTCTGGACAGTAGATATATTGCCGCCGGTTACTTGTACTCTGCCAAGACCTGTATCTGTCACCTCACTAGCAAGAGCTGTGGCAGTTGATCCCGGTGCTGTACCTATGCCAATGGCTATGTATGTAAATGCGGCTGGGGAGCCTGTACCTGTGCAATGTTTTGCCATTTCAGCAAAACCAGCGCTAGTTGGAACTGTCATTTTCTACCTCAAAATCAACATGGCGAATGTTATTCGGGTCAGTGAACGCAATGACGTTTCCTTTATCGTCACGCTCAATGTTCCCTTCAATTACAACGCCTGTTTGTTTAATATTTCCGTTTTTATCACGAAGGACATACTCGCCGGTCGCTTGTAACCCAGATCGGGCATTTAGCCCTCCCATAATTCAGCTCGTTTCCCTGCTTGGATCAGAGATGCGTGAGATTGAATGGTGCTAGCCATATCGCCTTCAGCTCCGATTACCGCAATAAACGCTGGTTGACCGTCGCCAGCTACGATAACACTTTCGCGCTTTCGTATGACATCGATCGGGGTTGTCTTGAATTCTGTCCAACTAATTGTTCGCATATCAGCCTCAGTTTAGTAAAAGGGAGCCGAGCCGAAGCCCGGCTCCCAATAAGTTTGCAACGCTAGTGTCAGTTCCTAGCTTATGCCGTTGTAAGACCAACGCCATCGTTAGCGACGATTCGCCATTCGATGTCAGCTCCATCTTCCGACGCAACGAGCATGAGGTGGTCTCCCACATCTGCGAAGGCAAGAGTGTTGTTTCCTGTCTGGTTTACAGGAGAAGCGGATGTCATCGTTACAGTACCGCCATCGGTTTTTAAGCCAATGTTAAGCGTCTGTCCGACAAACGTGGGGTCTGCCACGGTTCGAGTCTCTGTGGTAGCTGAAACGATCGAGACCGAACCGGACTTGATGACTGGGATTGCGCCTGAAGCCCCCGGGTCAGCAATAATGTTGCTCAATTCCTGAGAGTTTCCGTAAACGCTTGGGTTGACAAGGATACGGTTTCGAGCGGTTAGTATGCCGATCTGTTGACCAGACGTACCGATCGCTGAAGACGGCTTACCGGATTCACCCAGATACAACTCTGCACCTAGAAAATCGCTTGACGCAGCGAAGTAGACCTGAGTAACAGCACCGGCAGCGCCAATGGTGTCCTGAGTCTGGAGTTCCGCCCAGTCAGCAACGGAGATTTCTTCCCCGGCTGCTGTTGAGGATTCTATTGCAATTGCTGTTGCCTTTGCTCGAGTAGAGTCATCAGCCAGCTTGAAAGTGCTAGCTGTGTCTGCGTTTGCTGGGGCTAGCAAGTCCCCAACAGCAACAGCGGCGTTGACTGTTGCCTTATAAGCCTTACCAGTGCGAATAGTTCGCTTCTGGTTTTTGTCTGTGTATGTAAAAGCCACGGACATATTTCCTTATTGATTTGTTTGCCCCGTTTTGAAGGATCGGGGCTGTTGGCTTCCTCCCTGTGATTACGCACACAGGGATGCGAGACCGTTTAGGCGGTTACTGTTCCTGCTGGCTGGAGACCAGTCAACTTGGCGCAAGAAATCACAGACTGAACCATGATTGATGGATACCACTTGATGCGGGTACGAGCTGCATCTTTGGTTTCCAGCTTCTTGAACTTCTCAACCGTAATCGGCATCGACTGAACACCACAAAGAGCTTTGGGTCCAAACTGGAGAGCAAAGATCGAGGTGCTGTTGTCATCGTCACCGAGGCTTGTGCCATCGCTAGGGTTGTGACCGTAGCCAGTACCGTAGTTGTTGTCGCAAGACTCGTCGTTCGAAAGGAAGTCGGAGACTGTAACTGGCACACCGAGAATCGTCTGAACTCGACCATTCGCAGAATCGTCGTAAGTTATCCCGCCAACAGACTTGAGATACGTGTTGATCTGCCGACGCATCATCTTCGTCATAACCAGCATGTCAGGCTTGCCGTCGAGGATGAGGTCGATCATTTCTTCGAGCTTCTCCATGCTAAGAACAGCTGGAGAGCCGCTTCCACCCACCGCAACGGTGTTGTAGGTCTCTGAGTCGAGAATCTGGTGGAGACCGTCAAAGCGAGCGCCTTCTGTGGCGTTGTCGCCGTAGAACAGAGTGTTCAAGAAAGCGTGTCGAATTGCCTTCGACTTTGCTTCGATTTGCTCTGCCATCAAGTCCTGCACGTTAGAGCGAGTTGCAGCAAGGTAGTTGTCAACGTCAGCGTCGCCACCAAGAATCTTGGTGTGTGCTGTGTGCTGAGTTACTGTGCTGGTGGACTCGAGCCAAGTGTCACCGACCTGATAGAAGTCAGCGCCAGAAAGCGAAGTCTCAACGTCATACGTTAGACCATTGCCCTTGATGTCCTTGAACTGAAGGCGAGACATAATCGGGTCATCTTTTACGATAAGCTCGATCACGCCACGCTGGAGTACGTTGTTGCTATATTTGCTAGCTTCAACAAGTGTCATTGCCATAATTTTAGAACCTCACAAAGATTGGGAAACAACGGAAATTAGAGACCGGCTCTAACTTTACTCATCGCATCCATTTCGTTTACATCTAGTGAAGCCGCTCGACGTTGACCAGCATCGAAGTTCTGCGATCCTGTGCGATTTGCGTCCCGCCCGTCCAGTTGAATTTCTCGTGCCTTGAGTCGCATTTCATCAGGATTCATAAGAGTCTGATCGTCCATAAGGACATCGGAATCTACGCCAAATTCTTTTGCGAGTCGTAAAGCAAACCCTTCCCGAGCAATAAGAGCATCGTTCACCAATCTAGCGGCGATTTGTTCTTCTTGCGGGATAGCGTTCGAGGCTTGTTCAACTTTCGTCTTGGTAGCATTTCGCCGATCGTCAGCTCTGTCCTGAGCTGTCTCAGCTGTCATTTCGCCGTCAGAAACGGCGCTTATGTCAGCTGAAGATTCACTTGCGGCTTCGGTTTCGATGCGATCGATCTGATCCTGCAAAGCATTTCGTGAGATTTGCTGTCGCAGCTGATTGATCGTTGCATCTTTGGCGCTTTCCAAAGTTGCGCCATTACCATCTTTGCTACCAGAAGTATCAGAGGCAGCATTACGAACATCTGTGCCGAGGTTTTGGCTTTCACCAGAATCGTCGGCAGAAAATGATTCTTCTGCGGCAGTCTGTAAGTTTTGGTTATCGGTGGTCATAACTTGTCCCTATACCGTAACAGCCTCTCGGGGCATTTGCACAGTAGCGTTCTCGTGAACCTGCCTGAGCGTTTGCTTAGACCACTTTCTAAAGTTGGTCTGTCCCAACGGAACCTTCTCAAATACGGCTTTGAGAGAGGCTGACTCGGGGCGAGAAACTGGTTCTCCGTCCCAAATCTTTTGGAGAGCCACGAGATTATCTCGTGTTAAATAAGTGCTAGCCAAGCGCCACTGTTCGTTAGCGGTTTGGGGAGCTGATGATTGCGGTTCAGCGCCACTTGATCTGTCTGGGCTGCCAAACTCTAGCGGGGCGATCCCGCCGCCACTGTCGAGGGGGCTTGAGCTTCCAGTGTCGGTAGAGCCACCGATTACTGAGTTTACCCAATCTTCTCCTAGAACTTTACGGTAGCGTAGTTCTTCCTTTGGCGTAACCTTTCGCCCATTGAACCATCCACCACCTTGACTAAGAAGATCGTATTCGATAACTAGCTCTCTAGTAATTAAGAGCGCTCCAGTTCCTTTGGTCAGCGCTGTAACCCTGCCAATAATGAATAGGTGTGCTTCTAGCTGCGGATCATTCTTGCGTAAATAACTCCTTGATGGAAGCTCTGCGGCTGCGGCTTCCTCTGGGTCAGACGGGATACTGTAATAGAATTCAAGGTCTTTTTTGTATTTACGATCAAGCGAGTTGGTGTTGAACTTGCCGATTGTGGGGAAGTTCTGGAGACCGACTATGTTGCTCAGGGTTGAGCTAGCCTTGCCGATTACTGACTGCCCTTCTTGGTTGTTTCTGTAACCAAGCTCAGCAAGTTCCTCGCGACCACCGTTCGATGCCCATGTTCCAGAGCCGTAAACCCTCAAGAATTCTTCGGGGTTTATCTTCTTATCCGTTAGGGTCTTTTTCCCAATAAACGGTACATCGAATTCAATGCCTGTCATTTCGGGCTTTTCAACCTTGAACCTGATTGTACGATCAGGGTTTCGCACCGCCTCGTCTTCCAGACCGTCAATTAGCAAAAGCCACTTATCCACAGTCGTGCCACCGGGGACAACCGTATACCGCATAAGTAAAGTTCGAAGGTATGAGAAATCTCCA